CCACCCTTGTTCGGTCGGCGGGTGGATCATATACATTGACACTCTATTTTCCGTTCGCCAGCGTAGTTGAGCAGAAACAAGCGCTGCAGAGGATAGTAAGACAATCACAAGGTTTATCTCGATCACAAGTTCGGACTTTGACAAGAGGAAGTAAAATGATAGAGAACTTTGAGATTACGCTCAGTAATCCTACGTGCAAGCATCATGATACATGTGGCTGTAAGGTGAAGCTTAAAGGAGTGGGGAAGAATACCAGTGGTATTGACTGGGAAGGACAAGGCGGAACCCTAACCTCTCAATATGTGGCAGCAGCAATGCACATAAATTCCGTAGAGGTTGGTCCAGGAAACCCTAAGAAACAAGATTATAACGAGGAAGTCGATTATTTTAAGGCTCACGTTCGAACAGATTCTACGATTTCCTTGATTCTTCCTCCTTTTGAAGAAAAGACAACATGGCCTGAGTCACGTATTCTAATAGATGTCCATCCAGAAGTTCGGGTTGCGTTAAAAAGAGCAGATGCACGATTCCTACGATTTAAATTTCCGTGGTTGGATATGGCATGGTCAGACTTACAAAAGTGGGTTTGGAAAGAGGAAGAGTTTGGCTGGCAGGAAATTCCTAATAGTGGACTCCAGGATCTTTTACCTCCCGCTAAGATTTGGGGAGTTACGAGTCCAGTTCTTCCACTCCAGTGGCAGTTAATTCGACGAGAGTCGATGTACCATTGGGCCCTCGGTAAGACGAATGGGAGAGCTCATGTAGTGACAGCAATGGCTAATTTGTACCCAAGGAAATATGCCCGTGCGATTCTGACAATGGCAAGGCCTCATCAAGGAGATTCAGCGAAACAAGTACTTGAACATGTGGATATGGCATTGGATCATCTTTATGCAAAAATGAAAATCGATCTTAAAAAAAAAGAATCAGTTCCCCTGTCATTTAAGCCATTAGATGGAATGTATCTTGGTTCGTCGAATGGGATAAATCAGGGTCAGAAACGTGTAATAGATGACTACACCATACCCTCTTTAGTTGTAATCAGTCCAAAAGGGAAGAAGTTAGACACGTACGAGCAGGATCTTGCTGGAGTAGTAGAATTTCTTTGTACTGGGAAAGAGCCATTTGTGGGTTGGACAGTTCCGGGGAAAGATGAATGTTTTTATGACTTCATAAAACAATGGAACGATAATGATTATGCTGCCTGGACAGATAAACTTCGTGTTTTCAATATTCCGAGTAGTATTTTCATTTTTATGGAGAAAATGGTATCGACGTTTCGGCATTTAAAAGAGAGGGGTTGGGTAATTTGTGTAGGTCATCCATGGTCCCGTGGAGGCGCAGATTCTCTTGCTCAAAAATTGGGAATAGATCTAACGAACTGTTGGAAGAAGTTAATAGTGGAGGGCGACGTAAAAAAGTTCGATCAGACAGTCATAGATTACTTCGTAAATTTGTATTTTTCAACTATGTTAATTCACGAAGATCAGAGTCATCCGGACCACCCGTATAAGGAAAAGATAGTTAGATTTCTCCTTCAGAATATGATAACAAGAGTGACGAAGTTATTCGGAGACGTTTGGGGAATAGTAAGAGGGGGCGTTCCTTCCGGCGCATTTAATACATCACATATGGACTCCTGGATAATGGCATTGTATTTTTGCCTATTTGGAGTGTACCAAATTATGAATGCGCCTCCAGATCAACGTGAGAAATTAGAAGAGGAATTTATCCGAGAAGTGTTCATTATTGTCTACGGAGATGACTTTCTTTACAATAAAGGAGAGGGAATTTCATCGAGTTATTTCTCAGGGGTGGCGTTTGCGTCCTTTATGGAGCGGCATTTTTCAGTAATGGTTCGAGACATGAAAGATGGCGTCTCCTATTGTTCTAAGACGAAAAGCGGATGGATATTGGAAATGGGTGCGACAATGCTCAAACATCAACTGGTAATAAATCCTGAAATAGAACGTAAGGGGCAGTCCAAGTTCCTTCCTTATAGGGAGTCCCGAGAATTTATTGTTCGAGCTCTATGGGGACGAGTTAATCGATATAGAGATGCAATAGATGTTATGTTATCAGTACTAGGCCACGCTTATGGTACGTATGCGTCGAACCGAGACGCATATGACAGATTACACGTTTTCTACGTAGAATTAATGCGAACGTTGAATTTGGATGATATTCCAGGAGAATTAAAAAA